CTTCATCTTCATTCTTAGCAACCTCCGATGCGCTTCCTTCGTTTGCTGGCTCTTCTTCCATTGTCTCACCAGATTCGTCCATAGTATCTTCATCTTGAACCTCCTCAGTTTTTGGTTCTGGTTCTTCGTCAAATGTTTCGCCGCTAGGCTCTTCCATTATACTATCAGGTTCTTCTAGTTCTTCTTCATAGGTTGGTTCCTCCATTGTTTCTGCAACTTCAAACTCTGTAAAGTCTTCCGTTACAACTTCTTCAAAACTTTCGTCTTCGAAAGCAGAAGAAACTTCATAATCTTCTACGATAAACTGTGTATCAAAATCATCTATAACGTCTTCCCATTTAATTTTAACATCTTCTATTTCAAATTCTTCTTCAATGGTAACAGGTACATACTGTTGATACGTAACATCTAACGTTACGTTATCGAGGTCGGGGGCATTATGCCCACCAGAAATTCCGCCGCCATCCGTGCCCGTAACTCTAACTGTTATGTCGTAATCTTCTTGAGTGTTGGATGATACAATTATTTTATCCGTGTATGTAGCATACTGGTTAGTGTATACCGTATCTGTTGACCCTGTAATCGTTCTTGTTTGTACTGTAACATTTCCGTTATCATCTACTAAAGTTTGTCTAAGAATAACTGAATCATTAGAACCACCCCAGAACCACGCATCCGCGGATACTGTAGATTCAAAGCCTTGATTGATTTCTTGTTTAGTTAAGCCGCCGTCTTCTTGCAGAGAAACAGTTTGTTCGATATAACCCTCATGCACAAACGCCACGGAACCGCTTGTACCGCAACCACTTGAATCAAAATCTATGCTGCCCCCCAAACATTCATTACCAACACCATCATGATATTGACTAGAGTCATTGGTTGTCCAACCTGTTAACGATCCATCATCAAACGTAGAATTTGATAATAGGTTTCCTGTAGTATCTGCTTTACTGGTGTGGAGCGGTAGGAGGCAGAGTGCTATTATGAGTAGACTCTTTTTTAACATAAGTTTCCTTTATCTCTTTTTGTTTTTCTTCTGCCGCCCTCTGTTTTTCTTCTTCTAACATTATAGCCGCATCAACTTTGCCTTTTAATTCTATCTTCTTCATGTGCCATTCATAGTCTGGTCGAAGCTCAACATATGTTGCCCATAAGTCAGCCGCTTCTTTACCAATCTTTCCTTCAAACGGACACGGAGTACCTGCTGATTCCATTGCTTGAAACACTCGTGGATCTTGACACAATACTGCCACACTTGCCACCTTCATACCAAAATCTTGCAGAACTTTTGCGAGTTTAATTCGCTCACAGTTCTCGTCAACTACATGTTTGCCGCCAGAAAGGCCAAAGACCCCAGTGCTAACAGAACCGCTAATACCCATTGAGCAAACATCTTGAGACATGCTCGAGTAGGATGGGCTATTTGCTGATGGTGGAGGTATATCTGACCCATTGGTAGTTGATGTAGTGGAATTGGTCGTGGTGTTCGTTTGCCCCCCAGAGTAGGTGTTATTCGTTGTCGCAGTGTACCCTCCTGTTATGTTGGTGTTGGAACCACTTTGATTTGATTGCGTGTTGGTATCTGTTGCAAAGGTTACAGTGGTTAGACATACAATTAATAATACTAATAAACTATTTTTTAACAAGGCTACCTCCAAAATACAAACCTACGATTGCTGACATTAAGTGTGTATCTAGAGGAGTTATTACTATTCCAAAAAACTCTTTATCCATTACCACCTCTTTTTGTTCTATCAAGAATAGAAATCCTCTTGACAACTCAGTCCATGTAATCCAAACACTTGTATCAAAAAATACTGGTACAACTTTTGGCCACACAATTATAGCAAATACCGCTGATAAAGCTATAACCCTTCGGGTAAACTGAAACCCTTTGTTCTCATATGTTCTTGCTTTCTCTACGAAAGACATCTGTTTATCAGCTCTTGCCAATAACATTTTTTGCTCATCTTGTTTTGCTTTAATACTCTGCGACCAGATAGACATTACGCCACCCAGTATGCTTGAGCCAAGCATTGTAATCATTTCTACAGGTAATCCTCCTAACATATTAACTCCTCCATTTGTTACTTGGGTTGCTTCTGTTATGCCCTCTCGGACTATTGCTCCTGTAATAATTGCTATTAACCATTCCATTCATTAGAAATACAGACTGTAATTTTTTTCAGCAAGCTCATCTCTTTTGCCATATTCTGTTTCCATTTTTCCTTTTTCAAAAAGTTTATTAAAATCTTTTGCTATTTCTGCTACGTTATCTTTGTTAAAAGACTCTTGTAATTTATTAACATTACCACCACCTAATATTGGTGCGTCTCTTTCACCATCAAAATAAGTTATCTCACCCTTTGCTACTTTATCCATAAAATCTATTTGCGCTACTGCTGAATCAGACATGCCAGATTCTTCTAAGTATTTATTGTAGTAAGGCAACATACCTCCCGGATCAAACTGAAATAAACCATAGCCTTCACCTTTACCTTTTTCTTTTTGTTGATAATCAAATGTTCCGCCAGTTTCTAACTCTATATTACCTAAGATACCAGCTATAGCTTTGTCGCTATATCCTTTGTCTTTTAACAGATCTATTATTTCTTGTTGCGGACTATCAGTGCCTGCACCAACAGCTTCTTTAACTGCTTGCACAAGATTCATCAATGCATCAATACCCACCATCCCAAACTCTTTCTTCTTCAGTTGATTTGTGTTCACAGTTAGCGCATTCACACTGACCGCCCATGCAAGAACCGCCACTACTACAGTGACACGCATGGTCACAATTTTGACACATATCAGGATCCATAACTCATTGGCTCAAATCCCGGTATCATAAATGATTCAAACTCTAAACAATGTGCATCTACTACAACGTTGCTTTTATAGAACTCACTTTGGGATTCATAGTAATTAAAAAAATCTGCTACCGCTTGTTGACATGTTGGTTGATCTGCATACACATACGATTGTGTTCTAACAGAAGGCCATGGCGGCGATGACATAAACGCCACCATTAAAAATATTTTAATCATTATGCTATTTTACGTTTTGGCATTCCCATTTTCTTTTTCTTTGGAGCACCGTATTTTTTCTTAGGTTTTTTCTTTACAGTGCTAGATCCTGCTGAAAAAGGATTGCCATAGCTACCTTTTCCTTGTCTTTTCATTTTCTTTAAATCCATTTTATTCTCCACCATTTTCTTCGTTTGCGCTCGAGTCACCATTTGATTCTCCTTCTTTCACAGCATCGCCACCAATTTTTACAATACCCATAGCAAACTGTTGATCTTCTGTCCATTTGTTATCATTCATAATAACCTCCAAGCTGCATTATATCAGACAAAGGGGGCAGTTGCAACCCCCTTTGAATCGGATTTATGACGCCCATTGAAGCCATTCTTTCTTTCGTTTCTTAATCGGTGCATCTTCTGCAATGATAGGAACTTGGAAAGTCACACCATGTTGGGGGTGTGTAAACCATAAAGCCTGTTTAGGTGTTTCAAAAGCGAAACGATTACTCATAGCGTACTCGTCATAGCCTTTGAGGGAACCATTTACAATGGCTCCTTTGATAGAAATATACTGGTGGAAGTGCCCCATGATAACATAGTCAATGGACTTACCAACGCTAGTATATTCTGATCTAACCTTCTGAACTCCTCTTGCAATAGGCCCAAGCATTCCGACAATACCAGTACCTCCTCGTACACCGAGTCTATCTCCATGTGTTAGTAGGTATGTAGTGTCGTATACTTTATAGTATGCATCGAATCCAGTTGGTATCTGAAATTTAATTCTTGTATCTTTAATAGATTTAAAATGTTTCTCTAATAAATTATACAGCATCCAATCAAAACTTAAATGCGCCGCTTCTTTGTTCCTGTATTGTTGATAAGCACGAGAGTGATTACCATAACTTGTTGGAACAAATACTTTACCAAACTTATCAGCCAATGTAGTAATTGTCCATATCATTTGATCAAACAATTCCAGTACATGATCGATAGTTGTGCCATCATTTGTCTCGGTTAATTCATCATGAATGTTTCCAGACATCATGTCACCACCTAACGCTAAGACAATGCCCGGATAGTTTGGATTGACCATATGATTATGACATAGATCAATAGCATTTTCTACTGTTTCTTTTAATCTCTTCTGTGATATTTTTTTATTGAAGCTATTTAAATTATTAACCGCATCTTTCTTTACAACTTCTCCGTAGTGAAAGTCTGATAAGAATAATGTAGGTACGCCCGGCGTACTCTTAGATGGCTTTGCTTTTATTAACCACTCCGGTGGGTTAGGTTCGTGCTCACCTAATTTAAATATATGTTTACGAACATAACTTGCAGTAATGTTATGTAACGTAGACTCTTCTAGTTGTTTCTTTAAATCCCGTACCTGCAATTCATACGTCATCTTTTGTTCCGCTAAAGCTACTTCTAAGTCTGGCGATTTAACAGAAGGTGCTATGTTCTCACGCTCCGCCGCCGCTAAACGGGTCATCAATGTTGGCCTTGGTATATTTAATTTACGAGCCGCATCTGATTTATTACCCTTAGCTAAGACAACTGCATTAACGGCTTCGAGTAGTTTGTCTTTCATGTTTATCTCCTGTATTTTTGAAAAGTTTTTTCATTTCTTTTCTTTCACGTTTCATGAGTTGAGCCACACCGCGCCACTCATCTCGGTCTTTGTAATTTAGTTTCTCCCAAATGGGCAGTCTTATTTTTCTTTTGTTACGCCAATCATAAAACAATTTCTTAGCGTAACCATCGTACTTAGTTTCTTTCTCTTGGTACATCATACTCTCTTCCAAAACCATCTATTAATTTACCAACCCTGTTGGGATCACCAGATGCTAGAACTCTAAAATGTTTTATGTGATGTCCATTTGGTAAGTCATCATACAACCATTCGTTCTTTGTTAATTTACTATTGATGTTACGTATCATAGCTTGCGAATCAAGATAGTCTCTATGATATTTCGCCCGGTCTTTGATATCAACACGGGTACTTCGTGATCTAGAATACGCTTCTTTACCGCGCTTCTGATAGTCTTTAATATAATTTTTTAATTGTTCTGTCGTAAAATCCACACACTAAAACAGTGAAGCTAACTAAGAGTGATCATAGTTAGCCTCGTTCTGCCCCCCAAGATTATATAATAGCACAAAACATTTTTAAAGTCAACACTTTTATTTTAAAAAGCATCGTCCCAAGATCCTTGTAATGCACCCTTTGTGTACTCCGTAGATCTATTTTCAAAAAAGTTCGTGTGCTCTACACCATTTATTACCCAGTCGACCCACTCGAGAGGGTTTTCTTTTACTCCAAAGTTAGGCTTTAATCCTAACTGCAGTAATCTTCTATCTGCTATATACCTTATATACTGTTTAACTTCATGAGGTTCTAGTCCTTCTACTGGCCCTAGTTCAAAAGCCAGATCAATAAACCTATCCTCTAACGTTACCATGTCTCGGCATATATCATATAAACTTTTCTTAAACGTGTCGTTCCAGACATGAGGCTTCTCATCCAATAGACAATGAAATAACTTCATCATACTTTCTACATGATGAGACTCGTCACGTATAGACCACGCTACGATTTGCCCCATGCCTTTCATCTTTCCATGACGTTGGAAGTTCAGCAACATGACGAAGCTTGCAAACAACTGCAGTCCTTCGCCAAATGCTGAGAAGACAGCCATGTCCCGTACAAGTTTCTCATCTCTTGTGCCCCCTTTATTTTGCCAGAGATAATTATGCTTGTCGTTCATGGCTGCATATTCTTGAAACGCTTTATATTCTTTATCATCCATACCTATTGTATCATTCAACAAAGAATAAGAGTGTGCATGGTTTGCTTCACTTGTAGCGATAGCAGATAGCATCATTCTAATTTCTGGTTGTTTGAACATAGGAATATAGACATCCATATATGCTTGTGCAATATCAACATCACCCTGTGTAAAAAAAGTTAGTATTTGTTTTACTAAATTCTTTTCTGCTACACTCATACGGTTGTTCCAATCATTTACATCTTCATGAAGGGGCACTTCACTTGGTAGCCAGTGCATCTTCTGTTGCATATCATAGGACTCAAAAGCCCATGGATATTGGAATGGTTTATAATAACTTCTTTCTTCAAATACTGACATCAATCCTCCTTACGCTTGACACATTACACATTCATCTTCACTATCTTCACGGACTTGTCGTTCTACTTTAAGTGAAACATTTTCCGCACGTTTGATAGCTTGGCTTCGTAAATAATACAAAGTCTTTAATCCTTTTGACCACGCTCTTTTGTGAACGCTATTTAATCTTTTCACATCCGCATCTGGTGGGAAGAATAAATTTAAAGACTGAGCTTGATCAATATATTTTTGACGTTCCGCCGCTAGATCTATTAACCATGCTTGGTCAACTTCAATAGCTGTCTTGTATATATTCTTTTCCTGCAGTGTTAAAAATTCTAGGTGCTGTACACTGCCCCCCGATGTGATGATACTCGACCACACATCCTTTGTGTTCTGCCCCTTCTTTTCTAACAATGCCTCGAGATATTTATTCTTTAACAAGAAAGAACCACTAAGTGTTTTCTGCGAGAATGCATTAGCACGTAGTGGCTCGATGCTTGGCGAGGTGTTCCCACATATAACCGAACTACTTGCATTCGGTGCGATTGCAGTCATGTGAGAAAATCTTTTTCCG